TCCTATATCCGAAACGGAACCGGCCTTAATTGGCGCGGATTGGCGGGAACTCGCCGGAACCGGCCGGAACCAGCCGAGACTAGAAACAACCACCCATAGTGGTTTTGGGGATTGGTCCGGGGATATTGCGGACTTTGCTTTACACGTGTTGGGCGTCGAGTTAATGCCGTGGCAGCTTCACGTTTTGCGTGGTATTACGGCGTTTGACGCGAACGGGGATTGGTTACACCGGGTTGGCCTTGTGTCGGTGGCGAGACAAAACGGTAAAACGACTTTGAATGCTGCCCTTTTGGGTTGGTTTCTTGCGACCCAAGGAAAGTACCGGGGTAAGCCGCAAACCGTGATTACGACGGCTCATAAGTTAGATTTGGCTACGGCGTTGTTTAGTTATCTTGCCCCGATTTTGGCGGACCGGTTTGGGGCGGTTGTGTCGTGGTCGTATGGCCGGCAAAAGCTCACTATGCCGGACGGCTCGGTGTGGCATATCCGGGCGGCTACACCGTCGGCCGGTCACGGCTATTCGTGCGATTTGATTATTGCCGATGAGGTTTGGGATATTTCCGAAGCTGCCATAGACGAGGGTTTGTTACCGTCGCAACGCGCCCGTAAAAACCCTATGTTGCTGATGACGTCGACGGCCGGTACGCAGGAAAGCCGGGCCATGCTTAGGTGGCGTGACCAAGGGCTACGAGCAATAGATAGCGGGCAACAAACCGCGTTGTATTTTGCGGAATATTCGCCGCCTAGCAATTTGGACCCTATGGACCCTCAAGCTTGGGTTTATGCCAATCCGGCATTGGGGCATACGTTGGAAATGCGCGTTATTGAAGCCGAGGCCCAAGCACCAAACCGGGCCGCCTTCCTACGTGCGTCGGTCAACCTATGGCAAGCCAGTACAACGGCATGGTTGGAACCCGGCGTGTTTGCGGCGTTGAAAACCGATGAACCCGCGCCCGCCGGTGGCGTCCTCGCTATCGAAGCTTCACTAGACGACAGCCGCTACGTCGCCGTACGCGCCGCCCAAAACGGCCGCAAAACCCATGTAATTGTCGCGTTCACGGCGTCAAGCTTGGCCGAGGTTTGGCACAAAATGGAAACCGAAATAGCCGCCAACCCCGGGCTACGCGTCGCAATCGTTCCGGGCCTAGAAATCCACTACCCGCCACAACATGAACACCGACGCACAATCGTCGGCTACAAAGAGCTTCTAAAATGGACCGCCGCCGTAAAAGCCATGGTGCTAGAAAACCGTATCTGCCACAACGGCGAGCTATTACTAGTCGAACATTGTGAACGCGCCGTACTGGTCAAACACCAAGGTTCCATAGCGTTGTCGTCGCAACGTTCACCCGGACCAATCGAAGCTGCCCGCTGTATGGTTTGGGCGGCCGCGCTAGCAAGCCGTCCGCAGCTTGTCGGCAAACCCGTAGTGGTATCGGCAACCCGCTAAGGTAAAACAGGCGCTAGCCGTCGGCCTATCTGTCGGGGATAAGTGCGGGGCGGCTAGTGCCACCTATACGCCGTTTTATGTGGCACACTTAGCGTATGGCACTATTTGGACGAACCCCGGAACCGTCGCGCGTCGTAAAAGCCGCCGCGGGTAGCAACGCCGGTGCGTCACAAATTGGAAATTACTATTCGTACGTTGACGGTACAGCGCGCGAACGCTGTATGGCGGTCCCGGCAATTTCACGCGCCCGCGACCTTTTAGCTTCCGTTATTTCATGTATGCCGTTGGTGATGTACAAAGAAATGTGGAACGGCGAAGAAATGGAACAAGTGCCGGAAGCGCCGCGTTCATGGTTGCGCCGCCTTGATAAATCCGTACCCAATTCAACGCTCTTAGCGTGGTTGTTCGACGACATTTTCTTTACGCAACGCGGCTTTCTCTATGTAACCGAACGCACCGCCGACGGCTTCCCCACGTCGTTCACCCGGTTGCCGTCCGCAATGGTTACAACCTTGGACCAAGCCGGCCCCGTGTTCTACGCACCGTCCAAACAAATTCTGTTTAACGGATTACCAATTAAGCACGAGGACGTAATCCAATTCATTAGCCCAATTCAAGGTTTGATTTATACCAGCCCGCAAGCAATCGAAACCGCTATTCGCCTAGAGCGCGCCCGCCTACGCAATTCACAAGCAACCCAACCGGCGGTTACGTTGCGTCAAGTTGGCGGCGAACCCATGAGCGGCCAAGAGCTAGCCGACATGGCGGCCGCGTTCGACAACGCACGTTTGTCCAATTCAACAGCAGCGGTAAACGAATTTGTAGAGGTCGTACCAAACAATGCGACACCGGACAAAATGCTACTTATCGAAGCCGCTAACTATCAGGCGTTAGAAATGGCGCGCCTAGCAAACATTCCGCCATACCTTGTTGGTGTTTCTACCGGCGCATATTCGTACCAATCAAGCGAGCAGGCGCGCATGGACCTCTATATGTTCGGGGCCAAGGTGTATGCAGATTGTATTGCCGAAACGTTGTCTAGCGATAACGTGCTACCGCGCGGCACATACGTCAAATTTGACGTTGAAAGTTATTTGGGTGAAACGCTTATGGGCGACACAAACGAAATGTACGTGGAAGAAAATACGCAGGAAAGCAGGGCCTAATTATGTTGAGATTGACGCCGCAAGAATTGACGCTAGACGCCGCCGCGCCCGGTGAGCTGCCTCGCCGGACGTTGGCGGGCGTCGCGTTGACCTATGGGGAAACCGCGACCGTTTCCGACGGTCAAAAAGTCCGTTTTGAAGCCGGGTCGCTACCGCTAGAGGGCAAGAAACCAAAAATGTATTTGTACCACGACAGCGCCCGCCCCGTAGGCGTCGTCACGGCCCGCGAGCTTGTCGGCAATTCGGTCATGTTTGAAGCCAAAATTTCGGACACAACCGAAGGTAACGAAGCCTTGGTTTTGGCTTCCGACGGCGTTTTGGACGCGGTTTCTGTTGGCGTTGTGCCAACCGACTTTGCGTTTGAGCAGGACGGAACCATGGTCGTTAAAGCCGCTGTATGGGAAGAATTGTCGTTAGTGCCATACGGTGCGTTTAAATCCGCGGTCGTCGAAAAGGTCGCCGCGACTATCCCACAAACCGACGACGTTTTAGGTAATAATGAGGAACAGGACCAACAGGAAAAGGACCACGAAATGGAACAGCCAGTAGAAACCCCCGCCGTTATCGAAGCCGCCGCGATTGCGCCGGTCTACGCGCAGCCACGCAGCTTTAAGCTTCCAAGCCCGGCGGAATACATCGCCGCAATGGTTGACGGCGGTTCGCGTTGGGCAATCATGAACGAGCGCATTAAGGCAGCCGCACCGGATATCACGACCTCGGATACACCGGGTATCTTGCCCGAAAGCATTGTGGGCAGCCCCTACGACGGACTTAACCCAATCAGGCCGTTTGTCTCGGCTATCGGCGTTCGCGCAATGCCGGGCGCAGGTTCAACGTTCCGCCGTCCAAAAATTACTGTTCGTCCAACCGTGACCGAGCAGCCAACCGGACAGCTGAACACGCTTGACCCGTCCACCGTCACCGTTGCCAATTTTGATATCACAAAGAAAACTTTTGGGACGTACGTCACCATGTCGGAACAAGACATGGATTGGAGTGACCCCGCATCGTTGGACATTGTGCTTAACCAGCTTGCTATCGCGTACGGTCAGGCGACCGACAACTACGCGGTCGACACCATGGTTGCCGGCGTTACGCAGACCGAAACCGTTACCGATTTGACCGACCCCGAGGCTGTTATCGAAGCCATTTATGGTGCGGCATATCAGATTTCTAACGGCTCTAACTATCTGCCAACGCACTACTTTGTTTCGCCAGTCACTTGGGCAAAGCTCGGTATGCTCGTCGACAGCACCGGCCGTCCGGTGTTCCCATTCACCGGTGCGCCGGGCCTCGCCGGACAGAACGCGTTTGGCAACGCTGCCGCTACATCGTGGAACGGTAACCCGTTGGGCCTCGTCCTTGTCGTGGACAAGAACATGGCTGGCGGAACCACCACCGGAACAATCTCGGGTGTTGTCGGCCACGCAGCCGGCCCAGCCGCAGGATTTGAATTCTACGAGCAGCAGAAGGGCGCTATTAGCGTCGACGTTCCGAGCATTTTGGGCCGCACCATTTCTTGGCGCGGTTACGCGGCCGCCTTTATGGCAGACGCAACCAAGTTTGTGAAGCTCGTCAACGCTTAACCGAAAGGCGGGTTCCCGCCGTGGCGGTAGCACAAATAACCCATAAACAGCTAGTCGACAACTACGCGGTTGTCGAATTGCTCACCAACGCAGACCCGCTAAACGTCGGCGACAGCTTCACGGTCGCCGGCGTTGGGGTTCCGTTCAACGGCACGTTTACCGTCCGGGCGCTTCCGCAATATTTATTTACTGGCGTCGACGACCAAGGCGACCTTACATACGACCCGCTCATTCCAATCGCTAACCAAGTGCTGTTCGCGGTTACCGGGTCCGACGTTGAACGCGCCGCAGCTACCGGAACTTTGACCTACGCCACGACAGCGTGTACATGGGTTACCGCTACACAAATTGAAGATTGGCTAGGTATTGGCGTTGCCTCAGCATTAGACGCCACGTTTCTGACCCAATGCGCCGCCGCAGCCAACGCTTTTTGTTTTGCCAGACGACGCGAGGCCGGCTACGTGGACAGCCTTTCCACAAGCCCTAGCGGCGCGGTCACGCTCGGAACAATCGCCTACGGCGGCTTCCTTTACCGTCAACGCGGCTCGGTATCCGATTTTGCGTCGTTTGACGGCATGGTAGCGGGCGGCTCGGTAGGCCTTTCGCCCATGATTAAACAGCTGTTGGGTATCGACCGGCCGCAGGTTGCCTAAATGCCCGTCGCCTACACCGACCTATTTAACGAGGCGCTAGACGACCTAGCGGCGGCCCTGAACGCTGTAACCGGCCTTACGTGCGTTACGGACCCTAGGAACCTTGTACCGCCTTGCGTACTAGTGGAAGCCCCAACGTTTGTAGCGTGGAACTACAATATTGTAAAAATGTCGTTCCCGGTACGCATAATCACGCTTGGCCCCGGCAACCTTGACGCGCAACGCTCACTTATGAACCTCGCCAACAAAGTTTTAACGGCTAATGTTGGTGTAGTAGACGGACGGCCCACAATCGCCGTTATTGGCGGTTCCGAGCTACCCGCCTACGATTTAACGGTAGAACGACAAGCGCAAACGGGGTAGCCATGGCATACGAAATTGTGTCCGCAAGAATTGGAACCCCGGGCGCACCGTTTTTGCCGCGCCCCGGTATTAACGTAGAAGCGCTTTTGGCGGCCGGTTTTATCAAGGTATCCGCACCTAAGCCCCCGAAAAATGCTAAAACTAAATCAGAAACGAACGAAAAGGAATAGCCCATGCCAACGTCAATCGCTCTCAGCAATCCGGTCGTTACCGTCAACAGCGTCGATTTGACCGACCAATGTACGGCAGCCACTTTTACGCAGCGCTATGACCAGCTTGAAAACACGGCGTTTGGTTCCGGTTCCCGCGTCTATACGTCGGGCCTTGGCAACCATGAGCTTACGCTTACTCTTTATATGAGCTACGCCAACAACGAGACATACGCGACTTTGAAAGATTTGGTCGGCACGACCACGACCGTCATTGTGAAGCCGGCAGCCGGCGCGGAGAGCGCAACGAACCCGGGATTTACCCTAACGGGGACTTTCCTTTCTGAGCTGCCCGTCGTTAACATGACGCTTGGCGAGCTTGCGACCGCCGACATTACGTTTGTCGGTGGCGTGTACAGCACCGATATCACCTGATAACAACGGCCAACTAATCGGCCCGACAACGAAAGGTAAGCCATGCTATTAACACTTAAGGTCGAAACAACCGACGACACGTACGAGGTTTCTACAAACCTTTTTGTTGTTGTCCAATGGGAACGCCGTTTTAAGCGCAAGGCGTCCGATATGGCCACCGGCGTCGGCGTTGAAGATTTGGCGTATTTGGCTTGGGAAAGCGCCAAAGCAACAAAGATTGTTGTACCCGGGTCATTCGACGACTACCTAAAGAAGCTCGTGAATATTGAGGTTGTTTCTAAGGACCCCGAAAACCCTACCCACGCGGAACCTACCGACGCCAACTAGCCGAAATGGTGTTGGCGGTTGGTTGGTCGCCGCAATGGTATAGCGATACGTTTGACCTACGTGACCTACTGACCATGGTTACTATTGGTGAGGAACGACAACGACAACGTAGGTAACTAATGGCAACCGCGGCAACCCAACTACAAATTAAGGGTATCCAAGAAGCTTTAGCCGAGCTAAACAAAATCGACCCGCGTTACCGCCGCCAAGTAACTAAGGACATTAAAGCGTCCGGGTCCAAAATCATTTCTGAAGCTCGGTCAATGGTTGCCAATTTTGATAACAGCAAAGGAAACGGCGCACCGCTGTCCGGTATGCGCCGCGGGTCGCTCATCAAGGGCCGCGAGGTCCGTTGGGATAACGCTAAAGCCCAAGCCGGTTACAAAATCAAAGTTGGAGCAAGAGCGACCCGGGAACGGTACGTAAACTTTACGCGCACCGACGATTTAGGCAACCAGTACACCGAACAAGTAGCTTTTGGTGCGCTGCCCTACCGGCTCATGGTTGTTCAATCTGTCGACCCGGCAGCCGTCATTTATGACCACGCCGGCCGCAATACGCCCAACAGCCTTTTTGTAACCAATTTGAACGCCCAAGAGGGCCGCCAACCGCGCGTAATCGACCCGGTAGTAGCTCGTAACCGGCCAGCCGTGGAAGCCGACGTACTGAAAACGGTTAAAAAGGTTATGGACATAACTAACCGAAACTTAAAGGTGCGTTATGGCAATTAACATTCCAATTCTTACAACGTTTAATAACACGGGCTTACAGAAAGCCCAAAAAGCGTTCCAAGGTTTAACCGCTTCTACGGCGCTCGTTGGGGCCGCTGTCGGTGGCGTCGTTACAGCTGTCGGCGCAATGGCCTACAAGGCCGTCCAAGCCGCCTCAGACCTTAACGAAGCCATTTCTAAGTCAAACGTGGTGTTTGGCGCTATTAGCGTCGAAATCCAAGCATTTAGCCGAACCGCCGCCCGGTCATTTGGTTTATCAGAAACCGCCGCATTACAAGCCGCGTCCACGTTTGCCGTGTTTGGTAAAGCTGCCGGGCTAGCCGGAAAAGATTTAGCAGTATTTTCAACCGATTTTGTCGGCCTTGCCGCCGACCTAGCAAGTTTCAATAACACCAGCGTCGACCAAGCCATTAACGCACTTGGCGCAGCGCTACGCGGCGAAAGTGAACCGTTGCGCCAATACGGCGTTTTGTTGAACGACGCTACGCTAAAAGCGGCCGCGGCCGAGCTTGGCATTTATCGCGGAACCGGGGCGCTGTCTCAGCAAGCCAAGGTTTTAGCCGCGCAAAAAGTTATCTATGAGCAAACAAACGACGCCCAAGGCGATTTTGCGCGTACGTCGGACGGTTTAGCTAACCAGCAACGCATTTTGGCGGCCACGTTTGAAAACGTCAAAACCAACATTGGCCAAGCTCTATTGCCGGTATTTCAAAAATTTATTAGTTGGGTAAACGACAACGTGACCCCGGCAATCGAACGCATTAGCGACGCTTTCGGCGTATCGCTCACCAAGGGCTTACAGCAAGCAGTAGCGGAAATGGGTCCGTTTGGCGACGCCATGCTAAACCTTGTCGAAACCGTCACCGTTGCCCTTATTCAAATGGGCAACATCGGTAGCCGCGTTTTTGGATTTCTTAAAGGCGGATTTAATACAAATCTTGCCGAGGGCGCTAAACAAATGTGGGCGGCCCTATCCGGCAAAGACCAATTTGACCTTGACGCCGTACGCGCAAAATTCGACGAATTCCGCAAAGGCGTTGGCGTTGCGTCGGCACAAATGGATTATTCGTCGTTTGCCGCTAAAAAGCTTGCGGAAACGGCCCGCAGCTTGTCCGACAGCATGGGCGACACAACGCCAACCGGCGCAGGAACAGCGACTAAAAAGCTGACCGAAGCCCAAAAGAAACTACAAGAACAGTCCAAAAACTTACGCCGTGAGATTGCCGACAATTTTAAAATTGCGTTGGATAAAGCGACCGGGCAACTTGACGACGCCCGCCGCGCCTATGACGATTTCCGCGACAGCATTAGCGGCAGCGTTACCGGCACATTGTCGTTTACTGACGCGCTGAAAGAAGCTACAGACGCTAAAGGAAGCTTTATTGGTGGCCTAACCGTCATGGCTAACCGGTCAAAGCTGTTCGGTGAGCGTGTCGCAACGCTGCTAAAAATGGGGCTTTCTAAGGCCGGTTTACGCCAAGTGTTGGACGCCGGTGTCGAAGCCGGAACGTTTATCGCTGACGAGCTGATTAACGGCGGGTCTGAAGCCATACAGCAAACCAACGACCTTTTAGACAGCCTACAAAGCGTCGCAGACCAGCTAGGCGTAGAAGCCGCGGACGAATTTTACGGGGCCGGTGTCCGCCAAGGCGAAGCATTAGTGGCCGGTATTCAATCCGTTATTGCCCAATACGAGGAAATCCTCAAAAACCCGAATTTGTCGTTGGACCGTTTGCGCGAAATTTTGGGGATTTCGTCCGGTGCGTTTGAAGCTGTAAACGCAACCGTTGGCAACGGCGGCGGCAACGGCGGAAACGGTGGCGGCGACGGTACGGGCCTTATCGACGCCGGTAACGGAATGTTCTTAGACCCACGGCAGCTAGATTTTTCCGGTATTGACGTCGGACCAAAACAGGAAATAACGATAAACGTCAACGGTGGCATGGCCACAAAGGCTGAAATGGCCGAAACATTTATTGACGCTGTACGCGCTTGGAACCGTCAAAACGGGCCAGCAAACATTGCGGTTGTGTAATGCCCGGCACAAGCATTATCCAATCAGGCAACTACACGCTTGAAATCGACGCCGGTTTTACTGTTAACGCATTTGTTCTTAACGACCAATACAAAGGCGTTTTAAATAACACCGAATACGTTTTAAACGGAACAACCCAATTCGCTGACGTAACCGATGGAACCTTAAACATCAACATTCGACGCGGCCGACGCGACCAAGGCGACCAATTTAGCGCCGGAACAATGAGCTTTACCCTAAACGACAGCCTTGCCAACGGCGTATTTAACCCATTTGATACATCAAGCCCGTATTACGACGCCAACAAAAATGTTCCCGGTTTGGCCCCAATGCGCCAAGTAAACCTTATTAGATACAACGCGAGCAATGTTGTCGAATACATATTTAAAGGCTACATAGTCAATTATGATTACAATTTCACGCTTGGCGGAATTAACACCGTCAGCGTTTATTGCGCCGACCAATTTTACCTTTTGGCGCAAACCTACATGGACGAATTGAACGTGACCCCGGAAACGTCCGGTGAACGTATAGAAACCGTTTTAGATTTGCCCGAGGTTGATTTTCCGACCGGTCCAACCGCCCGCGACATTTCAACAGGAACCGTAAACCTTGGTCACGACAGCGCCTACACTGTGCCAGCCGGAACAAACGTCCTAGCGTATTTAAACCAAATAAACCAAACAGCGGAATTTGGCCGTTTGTTTATGTCGCGCGACGGCGTATTAACGTTTCAAGACCGAATTGGCGCAACTCTTTCCGCAGCGGTCGCAGAATTTAAAGACAACGGAACCCAAGTGCCGTACGACAATGTTGGCATTACTTTTGAAGCCGACAGCGTAGTTAACCGCGTATATATTGAAAACCTTGACGGTTCTACAGCTATTAAAACCGATAGCGGGTCAATCGCAACGTATTTTATTCAAACAGAAAGCATTACAAATAGCCTTTTAGAAAGCGCCGGTGGGCAGCTTGACGTAGCCGCCACTTACCTTATTAGCCCCGAACCGGAAGCCCGATATACCGACGTATCCACTAAATATTCAATGCTCACAACCGCCCAACGCGACACGGTTTCTACAATCGACATTGGCGACACAATTACCATAGAAAAAACATTTCAAACGGGGACTACGACAACAAGCCTTGCCCAAAACCTTTCTGTTGAGGGTATAGAACACGCTATTAACTACCAAACCGGCCACCAAATAACGCTTTATACGGCCCCAACCGTCATTATTTACGAGCTTATTTTAAACGACCCCATCTATGGCGTACTTGACGCTTTAAACGTTCTAGGATAGGGGGACCATGGCACTTACAACTTTTGTTTCCGGTCAAGTTTTAACGGCGGCCCAATTAAATGATAGTTATGCGGCAGTCGGCGGTTTACGACTTGTTAGCTCAACAACCATCGGTTCCGCGGTCAGTAGCGTCACGGTTTCTAACGCATTCAGCGCTACTTACGATAATTATCGAATTATTATTTCAGGCGGGGCGTCAACTGGCGGGGGCGATTTACTATTAAAAATTGGCGCGGCAACGTCCGGTTATAAATGGCAAGTTATTTACGGCAGCTATAACAATGTTGCCTCGGCGTCAGGAACAACTACCGGTTCATCTTTTACCTATGCCGGCGCACTAAATACGTCGTCGCTTTCAATGGACGTTACTTTACTTAGCCCATTTTTAACTGAATTCACGTACTGTTTTAACCCCGTATTTAATACCGATTTCGGTGGCGTAAATATTGGGTATTTGAACAACACAACTAGTTACACCGATTTTACAATTACAACGTCCGGTGGAACCATTACAGGCGGAACAATACGCGTGTACGGATTTGCCAATACGAACTAGGATTTTTATGCCTTATAACATTCAAATAGACAACGAGGTACGCGAAGCGACAGCAGAAGAAGCCGCCGTTATTGACGCTCAAAAAGCAGCTGCCGTTAAAGCTGAGGCCGACAAATTAGCTAAAGAACAGGCTCGCGCTGCCGTTCTTGCCAAACTTGGGCTTACTGCCGACGAAGCTGCCGCATTATTTGGGTAATGGTCGGAAAATGGCTACTGAGATTGTGGTGGCTTTTATCGGTGGCGGTTTCGGTTTGGTCATTGCGCTTATTGGTAAATACGCAAAAGAAAACCGAGCAGACCACGGAACCGTCCACCGGGCATTAGGCCGTATCGAACAAAAAATAGACGGACATATTAAGGCCCACAATGAATAACAAACAAAAAGCAATGTTGGCGTCCTACGCACGTTCCGCTATCGCCGCGGCTGTTGCCGTGTATGCGACTGGAAACACAAATTGGCAGGATTGGGTTAAAGCTGCCGTTGCGGCGCTTATCCCGGTTGTTATGCGTTGGGCCAATCCAAACGACCCGGCGTACGGGCGCACTAAATGAGCTTTGCGAAAGCTAAGCCCGGTGTTGCCGGTGCGCGTGATTACATCGGCAATAGCGACGGTCCGGCTAAAAGCCCGCGACCGGGTATGGACGAATTTATTAGGCAAATAGTCCGGGTAGCCGACGGGGCACTATGGAATAACGGCAGCTACGGGCAACGCGACGTGCGCGGCAAGCCCGGAACGATGAGCGTTCACGCCACCGGCCGCGCCGTCGACCTTTCGTATCGGGCAAACGCGCAACACCCGAAAGCTAACCGTAAAAACGCTCGCGACATCATTAACCGCATTTTGGAACACGCTAACGAATTCGGAATACAAGCCGTTTTGGATTATTTCCCCGTACCGCACGGCGCGGGCTGGCGTTGCGACCGTCAAGCTTGGGAAAAGTACACGGTTAAAACAATTACCGGTGCGCCCCGCGGCGACTGGTTCCACCTAGAACTAGACCCAAAAATGGCCGACAACCCGGACGCCGTAAAAGCCGCATTTAAAAAGGTTTTCGGGTAAATCCACCACTAAACGCCACCGATTGCCTAAGGTCGAATTACCGACAGAAAGGCCAATTATGGGAAACGAACCGCAAACATTTATTTACGAGGTTTACCTAACCACGTTGGAAAACGGCCAACAAGTCATGTTCCAGCTGTTTAGGGAACCGGAAACCGGCAAAACGTTACACGCTCAAATGGCGTTCCGAAGCCCCGCCACCGGGTCATGGGGCATACCGTACCAATGCGAAAGGGCATAACTAATGGACGTTCTTACTAAAACCGCTATGGGCTTTATTGCCGCCATGCTTGCTATGACCGTCGGTCAGCTTCACAAAGGCCCAAACGAGCTTCCACGATTGGCGGAAACCGCCTTTACAGCCCCGTACAGCCCCGTTACAGCGCCGCCCGTACCTACCACTAGGCCGGTCGTTAAAACGACGAATTGCGCCCAAGTAGGTGTATTGGCTGTTGCGGCCGGGTTGCCGACAAGCGAGCTTGCTACAGCCCTCAAGGTGGCGCGACGCGAAAGCCGTTGCTGGTCAGACGCCCATAACAAGGCCGATACCGTCGGTCAATCGTATGGAATTTGGCAAATTAACGATTTTTGGTGTCGCCCGTCGACATATTGGCCTACCGGCTGGTTACAGGCCAAGGGCATTTTGGTTACGTGCGACGAGCTTTTAAACCCTGAAACAAACGCGGCGGCCATGGTTGCGATATGGCGTAACAGCGGTTGGCTACCATGGGCAACAGCTAACTAGAAAGGCCCCGACATGACGCCCAAATATCAAAACGTTTTTGCCAACCTCATTACCGAAATTTGCCGGCCGCAACACGTACCGGTAGTCAACCCGAACGCCGAGCTAATCACCCGCCTAAAAAATATGGCGTTTGATTTTGATTTAGAGGGCAAAACCATTTACTGGAAAACAATTATGGACACGCTGGACGCGTTAGGCGCGACCAATGATTAGACCCGCCCGATACGTACCCGAATACGACATACCGAAACAGCAATTTCACCACGATTTAGAGTACGGGCAACAAGGCGAAGCTTTAACCCGGTCGTTCCTTGCGGCTATTGGGTCCGGTGCTTTTGAGGTTAAAACAGACCGCTACCGCAACGGCCGAATGATTATTGAAACCGAGCATTTACCGGCGCAAGACGCCAAAACCAATAATTGGCAGCTGTCCGGCATAAACACAACCAAAGCCGCATGGTGGGTTTACGTATACACGCTCAACGGCGCATTTGTAATTATCGACGTACAACGACTAAAACGATATCTACGTAAAAACCCAAGCTTGTTTAACTGGGAAACCAAACGCACATTTGGAAACAAAACCAACAACCCGGCCCGCGGCTGGCTACTAGAACCAACACAAGTAATGGACCTCATGACCAACCCGGCATACGACGGCCCAACAGCATTACACCCAACAAATACGATTTAAACCCGACCACGAAAGGCAACCCGACATGGCATTTAGCATTGGTGATTACGTAGACGTTCCTACCCGTTTACGCGAAGCCCTAAAAAAATATCCTGAGCTACGCATTCAGGAAACCGACGCCCAAGTAGTAACCATGCCGGACGGGTCCACGTTCTACCGTTGTACCGTGACCGTGTGGCGTGACGCCACCGACCAAATACCAGCTATTGCGACAGCCGCCGAACCGTACCCGGGTAAAACCCCGTACACAAAAAACAGCGAATTTATGGTGGGCATGACCTCAGCGCTTGGCCGCGCCTTGGGCTACATGGGTTTTGGCATAAACAAGTCCATAGCTAGCCAAAACGAGGTTGCCGCACGTGTCGACCAACCGGACAGGCCCGCCGCCCCCCGGCCGGCCCCAATCGACCGAAGCGACGAAATAACCACTATTGGCGGGTCAAAAGCCATAACCCCAAAACAGCTTGCCTACATGAAATCGCTAGCTAAAAAGCTGGCGTTGGACGAGGAAGCGCTATTTAACTACGTCCAAGCGCTATTAAACGACGACAGCAAAGTACCCGAAGCGTTAACGGTTGCGGACGCTAACCGTGTTATTGACGCGTTGAAAAAGGACGTAGGCGCGTGAGAGAAGCCGCGTTTAAAAACACGGTTATAGAGCTTGCGCAATGGCGCGGTTGGCTTGTCCACCATGATTTACCAGCTATGCGCCGCAACGGCTCATGGGCTACCAACGTCCAAGGCGATAGCGGTTTCCCTGACCTTGTGCTAGTTAAAGCCGGAATAGTGATATTTGCTGAGCTGAAACGCGAAACTGGGTCAACGACCAAAGCGCAGGATTTATGGCTAGCCAATCTGCCGGACACGTTCCCGGTATACAAATACGTTTGGCGGCCCTCGGATATGGCGGACATTAAAAGAATTTTGGGTTAGGCAAGCGTCGACAACTAAAGAACATTCATGGGCGTACCCCGGTGGCATGGGGCGGGCGAGAACACGCGGGAGCGCGGGTAGACGGTCGCGCCCCGAAACAGGCAACGCGAAATGGTTTGGGCAAGGCGACCGGGCTAAACGTAAACAGACGTTTAAAGAACAGCAATAGGGAACGGGCAAGAGGCTACCCCGTGGGCGGGCATTACCTCACTAGGCTTACACCGTGACCGTCGGGAACCCATAACCCTCGTGAACACGCCCGGCGGTCACACTAAACGGACACATACACAAACGAGCGAAAGCTAAACCCGACATGAAACATAAGCGCATAACCCCGAGGCCAAGCAAACGGAACGTTTGCGCGGCAGCCCAAGCGCGAAGCGCGCGGGAGTAACCATGCCCACAAGCGCAAACAATAAACAACGCAACCAAGCCGAATTCAAAAAAAACCGCGCCCGACTATTAGCCGACGAACCGCCTTGCCATTGGTGCGGCCAAGCACTAGCAACCGAAGCCGACCACCTACAACCAACAGACGCCGGCGGAAACAACGCACTAGACAACCTCGTACCAGCTTGTAAGCCGTGTAACGCACGACGTGGACAACGTTACGCACAAGCCAAGCACCAAGCGCAAACCCAATACCCACAAGGGTTTAACGAGCGTGAAC